TTTGGTAAGTTTCCGACATCAATATAGAAAATTCTTCTTTCTGGTGCTCTTGATAATCTGTATATAACTAAACTATCTTCAATCATCCTAAGTTGATTGAGAGATTTGATTGATTTATGTAGATAAGAAAGGACTGATCCTTTATTTCTATCTACTAATCCTGATGTACAATAAGCAATTGATTCCTTTGTCATCTTTATTCCACCCATACCACCCATAGCTGCTGGACTTCCAACAGGATATGATTGTTTAGGACTGTAAATAAAGAATTCGTCTAATTCAGGAAACTCAAAATCTTCTGGATTATCACTTTTTGGTACGTATTGTTTGTACTTATCTGATTCTTTCTTCTTCTGTTTACGAACGTAACGCATTTTCATTGCGTCAATATAACGTAATTCTTCAATACCATTTTGAGGATTTTTTAAATCAATCATCTTATGGTAATAAAGTCTCCCATCAATATACCAATTCCTATAGATCTCATGTGCTTTTGCATCAAAATCTAATAGTTCTTTAATATATTTAAATTCAGCTCTAAGTTTTTTCTTAATACCATCACTAGCATTAAGATTAGAGAGTTCAATCTCAACAGGAGAATCATGAGTATCTGCGACAATTGCTTCATTAACAATGTCCTCGATAGCACTATCACACTCAGGGTGTAATGCCATCTCACGATATCTTTTAATTAATTCAAACTCTGTTCTGTATACACCTTCAATATCAACATAGGATCCGAAAAATCCACTGCTCATATAATGCTCTACCCCGTCCGCATCATTAGGCGGTACGGGGGAAACGGCATCCTTTGGTAATGTGTCAGTGTCCTCAATAGAGAACCCAAATAATTTTGCCATAATTTAGAACTGAGTCTAATTAACTATTACTATTTAGTATAGCACAATATAGTTAAATTAAGCATCAGAAGAAACTGTCTGTTCTTCTCCTACTTGTCCACCACCATTTAAACCAACTATTTCAATATTATTAACTGCGAATTCTACATCGAATTCTTCAATTGTATCACCACTATCATATGATAGAGCAATATCGCTAACAGTCACTGGGAATATATCAACGAATCTATATGTTTTTAAAACACCTACATTGTCGCCATCGCCTTTCTGCCTACTGTATTGGAATACATCAGCCTGAGACATGTAATTATTTGGATCTACTTGTCCTTGGTTAGTAGCATTATCTATGATAGATTGAGACCATCTTTCCATCGCATTTCTTATTGCGAAGTTCTCATCATTGATAACTGTAACAGTCCAGTTGTCAATGGTTCTGTCACCCGCAACTTTGAATGTACGACCTCTAAATGGAACATCGATTGATGCTACATTTTGAGCAGGTAAATTAGCAGCTTTGCACATAAATGCAAAGTTATCTGCTGGAACCCCACCCATAAACTCTGTTAAGTTTGAGGCATCCATTCGTACTTCAAATAGATTAGGTCTTACACCACCACCAGCAAGGGCGGTTTTAAATTGGGAAATGGTTCTTAATGGCATTTTAGGTAATCCTCCTGTATGTTATTTAGAATATTAAGTTAAACTCTACCCGCTACTTCTTCAAAACTAACACCAGTACGTGTAGCAACGAAGGTTAGTGTAACGTAGTTGATTGACTTGGCAGGTTTCAGGAAGATGTCTGCACGGAACTCATTATTGTCTATAACATCAGGAGTGTTATTCGTGGTATCACAAATAACTAGGAATCCGAAGAGTCCTCTCTTTGCCTGAACATCACGTAAGAATGGTTCAACGATATTACGGAAGTTTGCCCGTGTTAACTCATCGTTGAGTTCAAAGAGTTGAGCCTCTGCTGCACTTTCAAGTGCTTGCTCAATCGTTAGGAACAGACGACGAACATTAATTCTGTCAAAGGCAGAAGCAAATGCAAGTCCAGTCTTATCTCCGAATAGAAGTGTTCCTGTTCCTGGTTGTGTAATTACAGAGTTAACTCTTTGTGGATAAAGAATATCTCTCTGTGCTTTTGTTGGGTTGTATGCTAGTTTAACAGCATTGTTAAGAATACCACGTTGTTGTCCTGCAGGTGAGAACCAAGGGAATGATTCGATTGCAGTTCTGCACATTAGACCAGCAATGTCACCATTACATGGAATGTAACGGAACTTATTATTGAATCTATCAAACATGTACTTGTATCCACTATCGAATACACAGTAAGAAGAAGAACTTAACGCACTGAAGAAATCAACTAAGTTATTAGTTTGAGTAGTGCTGTTAGTAATACCAACAAGATCTGCTCTATGTGCTCCAATAGTAGCAACACAATCCTTTCTACCTTCTGCGATAGAAATTAGTTTATTCGCTTTTGCCTGTGATTCTGCCTTAGTAGAACAGCCTGGACCCATGATAAGGAAGTCAACAGCAACATTATCTTTATTATCAAACTCTTCATATGCTGTCATCAAGTCTCCAAGAGAAGCATTGAATCCACCTTGTGTTGTTCCTGCACCTAAATTAACAGAAGCAGAGTAGTCATTACCATTGATTAACTTGTAACCAACATTACCGACTGCGTTGAATGTAACTCCTTGAACATCTAGACCCCATGTACCATCGTTTGTTGCGATTGCAGTTGTTGCAGTTGCGAAACCAGTTGCGACTGGTGTGGTATTATGGAAAGTATCAGCAGTTTCACCAGGATTACCACCTGCATAAACAAACGCTGAATTATCAGCAATAAATGATTCGTAGAATGTCTTTTGAGGAGCATTAGTATCAGAAACTGTATCCTTTCCTTTTGAAAGGTTAAGGAATGTCTCTAAAACATTACCCTTAATACCAGTTACTCTTCCGTCATCATCAACAACTACAATGTGAAGTCCATCACCTTTTGAGTTCCTGTTTCTGGCATATCCGCTAGTTACAGGTCTTGCAGCAATTGACCTCCAACTAATGTTGGAATTAGTAATACTTAGATTCTGACTGTTATACCAATCTTGAATACCTGTTCCACTACCACTAGCAGAGTCGCTAAGTGTCATTCCTGCACCAGCATTATTTCTGGAAAGACCATCTGCTCCACTGAAGAATACAACAGATCCTGTGGTAAATGCAGAACCTACATTTCCTTCCGCATAATCAATCTTAGTAATGGTTGATCCACCACCGACAGTTTCTATACGGCAAACAATTTTAACATCAACTGTACTATTTTCTCCGTTAGTAGTATCAGTTGAAACACCTGTAACGATTGCTCTTAGGAAACCATTGAATGCGTTAGCAGTACCAACACCAGCAACAGTGAATCCACCAATAGAAGCGGTAACAGCAGCACCAACAGTAGCACCAAAACCTGCAAGGTTGGTAGTGTTAACACCAATAACCTGATCAGCAAAGTCGTCAATAAAGCAAACTTTTAATCCATTTGCCCAAGAACCTGGATTCTTAGCAGCATATGAGAAGTTAGTTGATTCTGAATGATTAGTTATATAATCGTCGTAATTATCAATTCTTCCTGTTCCCGTCATCGAGGTGGAAGCAATACCAACACCAGCGTTAGCGTTACCGAATAGTAGTCCACCACCTGATCTAACTACCTTTAATACTCCACCATAAGTTAGGTAAGAAGATGCTGTCATCCAATACTCGTATTGAGCATCAGCATCTTGTGGTTTACCAAATACGTTTATTAAATCTTGTTCTGTTGCAATATCTGTTGGTTCATTAACAGGTCCTTGAACAAAAGGACCAGCGATTGCACCAATGTTATCTAGTACATTCTCTGCTCTTCCTACTGTTAGGTCAACCTCCCTTACCAGTACTCCAGGAGATAATTGTGGAGTTGCCATGTGTTTTCCCGAATCTCAGTTATCTAGAAATTATTTATTATTTACTGCATTTACATAGAGAGAAAATGCTATGAACAATGCATGAACACTATTACATGTACTCCCACATATATGAACGATCTCCATACTCATCTGTATGCCACATGTCTCCATCAGCATCTACAAAACTTCCTTCATCTAATCCATCAGACATAAATCCAAATGGAGCCATATCTTGTTCTATTTGATTCTTTTGTTCATCATATAATCTTTTTCTTACATCCTGATCAGTAAGTTCTTTAAAATAATCTTGTGCAACTAACCATGCATATATGACAAGACACATTGCCAAATCATCATTACATCCCTCCTCTGCTTCAAATGAATTACTTTTTTGAATAAACGTAGTAAGTTCACTCATTATGTCATAATCACACATTAAAAGTTTATCTTCTTCAACTAATGTTTTTAAGTTAAGAGCACCAACCTTCTTAACAGTTTTTGACATCTTGACTCCTAATTGAGTTTTTTTGCCTGAGAATCCTTGTCCAATTACTTGACCTGCTCTCCCTCTCATCGAAGTCATTAATAAGTTTTTATATTCTAAGTCAAAATTAAGAATCGATGCTACTTGATCTCCAACATCATTTACCTCACATAAAATAAAAGCATCATTATAACTTTTTCCTACATCATTAATAATATTGGGAAACAACATCGGTTTGATATCATTATTTCTATACTTTGCTACTACTGAATGAGGAAACTCTGTAATATCAATTACCACAAATGCAGAATAATCTTTTCCAACTCCTCTTGCAACATCCACTGTAATTGCATAATCATGTCCTTTTTGTGGATCAACATATACATCCAATCCAGCACTTGTTTTATCTGGTGTTTGATATACTAAGGATCTTAATTTACTTGGTGCAATAAGAGTATCAACAGATCCTAAGAACTCACATTCAAACTCAATTTTAAATTGTTGTTCAGATGTGTTTGCAATGGTTTGTTCTTTCCATACTTCATCTCTACCAGGAACTTCAGACCAATGAACATCAGTTGGAACATATTCATTCTTTCCTTTCTCAGCATCATGCCAATACCTATAAAAATGGTTCATCCCATGAGGGGTAGATACCATTATTACTTTTGTACTTTTACCAGAAGTAATAGTAGGATAAACACTAGCAAAGAAAGACTCAGCGATGTGATTGGGAACAAAAGCAAATTCATCCAAGAATAGGATATTGAAAGACATACCCCTAACAGCACTAGCAGAAGTAGACGCAGCCAAGATTTTACTACCATTTTCTAACTCCAATGAACCTTTATTCCACGATATAATCCCTTGCTGCATCCATTTAGGAAGATTCTCATAGGCAGTTTGCAACCTACCAAGTAAATCTCTGGCAGTTGCTGCTTTGTTAGCAAGAATACCAATATTCACATTGTCATTAAAGACAGCGTAATGTAATAAGTAAGATACCGACGTTGTAGACTTACCAGTCTGACGAGGCATCTTACAAATATTAAATCTATTATCGTGAAAATTCCTAATTAACTTTTCTTGAAAATCATAAGGTTGGAAAGATACAAGACCCTCATCCAAACTTACGATTTTTACATGTTGCTTTGCAAAGTATACTGGATCATTCTTACATGCCATGAATTCAAGAATTTGTTCTTTGGTAAATTCTTGTTTGACATTTGCTTTTTTTAGAAGCGGATTACCAAGATATACATCATCATATGTGGTTGGCATTTTAACAATTCCAAGCTCTTAATGATTTATTGATTCTGGAATCTGGATCTCTCGCCGTTTTAGCAGAAGTTAATTTTTTCTTCATGCCTTTCATCCTCGCACAAAAACTTGCTCTACGAGGGTTCCCAACTTTCTTTGAAGGAGCTTTAAGGTCACTGCCTGGATTCTCTCTTTCGTAGGACTTACGACCTTTTTCATTAAGACCGCCTGATTTCTTTTTTCCTTCTTTCTTTGTCCATGCTGCACCCTCCTGTACATAATCAAAATCATCTCTCCATGAATATGATTCTTTTTTGCTACTATTACCCCAGTTAGCAGCACCTACTTTACGGCACTTAACCAATGCACCTGATGCATATGCACTAGGCCATACAGAGTAACGAGACTTGACTTTATGATAGCAAGCATCTTTTGTGCCACTACCCTTACCTTTCTTATCTGATGCTTCAGAAATACCTGCTTTTCTTAAAGTTTTTGCTTGCTTAGTGTGCAACGCAACCGCTTTATCTAATTGACCAGGAACTGCATTTGCTGCTTTCCCTGCGTCTTTCTTGACCTCCTCAGAGTCTCTCAATCTTTTTGCTTGACTCTTATGCATGTTTACTGCCTTATCGAGTTCACCAGGAATTTTATTTACTGAGGATCCATAATGTCTTTCTTCTAGTTCTACCTCCTCCTTTCTGGTTGCTTTTTTCTTTACGCAGTTTGGATATCTCTTTCCAAACATAGTTTTCATACCTTTCTTTTCATAACCTGGCCAACACTTCTCATCTAATTGATTTTCTTCTTTCATTTTCTTTTTCAGCTGAGTCTGTTTAGGTTTAACATCCTTTTGCTTTTTGTTATTTCTAGAAGCAGCATAATTTAATGCACCACCAGCAACTGCACCTGCACCTGATAAAGCACCACCAATGATAGCACCTTTTGCTGCTTGACTTGCACCATATGCTTTTGCAATATTACCAACTGCATTAAGTCCAGCAGTTACTGCCATAGTTGTACCCAATCCTTCATCAACTTGAACTTCTTCTTTCATTTTCTTTTTCCGAGGACTATCGGTACTAACATATGTAGGCTTGGCAGCACCTGTCTTAGATTGTTGACCAGGATCTGCTTTCTTTTTACGACGTGCAGCAGAGAGTCTTTCTGCTTTGGTCATGCTTGCTCTCTTAGAAGATGATACACACTTGGGTGTACCTTCACCAGGTTTATCACTAGCACAAGTTCCACCTGTGACTACGTTGACCCAACCACCTTTACCGTCCTTGGATTTAGAACCCTTAAACCACTTATGAAGTGAACCCTCTGCCACTTGAATCATTGGTTCACTGGGATCATAATCTTCAATATCATAACTGATTAATCTAGAACCTGGATATACTTTTTGTATTTGATCAATTACATCAGTTCTATTAGGTTTCTTTAATTGAGGGAAGAACATTTGTAACATAAAGTTTTGTCCTTTCCATCTTAAAAAGACTCTTACAATATTTCCAACTTTAGATTGAATACGTTGTGCTTCTGTTAAAGTAGGATCTTCCCATTGAACAGTTGGTTCAGGAACCACCATTGGTTCTGGTTTAATAATGTCAATAACTGTTGCATATAAATTACCTTTTGCATCGTGTATGTCTACATCTTCATTTAAAGGGACTATTATTTTATCTCCTATATTTACATTGTTCTCAGCAAACCAACCTCTATTTACTTCTAATGCAGACAATACATCTCCATCAGAATATACAGGAAGAAGAGTAAATGGTTTTAATTCTTTTATACTTTCGATAGTTCCATCTTCTTTAATGAAAGCAATATCAAGAGGAATTCTAGTATCTTTCATATGAAAAGACTTTTGACCATTCTCCTCAAAAACAAATAACATTCCGCTATCATAATCTAAACTTTCCCTAAACATCAATCCTAAATTAAATTCTGTTTGATTTGCAGGAATTTCTATATTGAGAGGAAGTCTTACGGATTCTCCCATTCCACCTCCACCATTTCCACCTCCTCCATTTCCCCCACCGTTTCCACCATTTGAACCGTTGCCGCCGTTACCGTTGCCATTACCGTTGCCATTAGAATGCCCATTAGAACCGTTTCCGTTCTTTCCATTTTTTTTACTTTCATCTTTTTCTAACATTCCACCTCTACCCACATGATATCCACCAGGCATGGGTTTACACTTCTTTTCATCATAACAATAATAATATCCACTTTTACATTTTTTCATGTAACTATTGGTATCCTATTTTTTATTTATAGGTTAGAGATAGTGAGGTTATTAACAGCACCAACACCTACCCAAGTGGTTCCATTATAAATTTCTAATTGAGTGCTTGTAGTATTAAAAATGAGAGCACCTGCACTTACAGTTAACGCATCTCTCTCAGTTGTCGTTATAACTGGTGGATAGAACTGATGATATGCGGTAACAATACCAGAAAAACATGCATTACCACTTGCTTTCATCGTGATGCCAACACCTGTGCCATCTTCATAATTATATCCAACATCGACTCCCGTTCTAGCAGTAACTAAACCAATGGAGTCTACATTTTTTACATTCTCTTTAAATATAGTTCCTGCAACAGAAATATCTCCATCAAACTTTGCGACAATTGTTGTATTAGCTAATCCTGTGGGACCAACATATAATGGGAACTCTTCTTGTGCAGTGGTGGTATTAATTCCAACATATTTGGTAGTGCTAATACCAACTGAATTAGATGCCCATGTTCCACCTGCACCAGCAGTACCTCCAGCAGAAGGAGTGAATAATTGAAGATCTTTATCCCATGCTAAAACAAACCCATCAGTTTGAATACCAGCTCCAACATC